TTTGTCACTCCTTGTATAATAGGAAAAGTAGGTACTCCTGTAGTATTAAAAGAAGAAGCAAAAGGTTTATCAAACAAATGAGCATCAGTATAAGATGTTCTATCCAAAGAACTTGTGTACCAAATTTTTTCTTCGTAATTATAAGTAACACATCTATCTATTTCAGTAGCAGAGGAAGATGGATAAAACCAATGTATTTCACTAAACAATGAATTATGACTAGCATAAGTTACTCTTCCCGCATCATAGTTAAAACCTAAGTCTCCAGGATTAGCTGTGGTAAACACAAAATCTTCTACTGAACATGGATTTTTTACAACCGTTCCATTATATGCGTTAAATGAACCCGCGTCATCCATCCAATAAACTACTCCATCTACGAAAACAACTGAATGAGAACTCATTAGACCACAATTAGATCCTACCTTCCTAATACTAAAAGTATAAGGCGCTCCAACATATTGCATAGTATAAGCAGCAGTATCCGTTAAAACTAAAATATAATCTTTTGCTCTTATTGCACCTATGATTTGTGTTCCATCATCTATTCTAAAAGTACCTGCTGTATTGACACTTGTGGGTTGGTAATCGGTATAATCTTCTTGGTCTGAAAATCTTATTAACATTGGATCAAAACTTGTAGTATCTCCAATCGTTACTTCTGTTCCTAAATGTAGGAAATGTCTATCTGTATCTGATACTATTGAAACACTTGTTCTAGTAGGTGCTCCTGTCATAATAGTTGCTCTTATAGATAAAGCATCATTATTATTATTTATAGGTTGCCATATAAACGTTCTTCCATTTAATATAGTAGCAGTTAATTGTTGTCCAAAATTATCTAAACTCCAATCAGCTGGATCTAATCTAATAGTAGATGATAATGAAGCTGCACCCCATGCAGTAAAGTATTCTACTCCTGCTAAATCAGAATGAGCTGATCGTGTTCCAGCTACTGCTCTTGTAATTCCTGTAATATCATTAGTTGAAATACCTGTATAGGAAATAAATTCTGCTCCAACCTTAATTACTCCCGATGTTGGGAACCCTGTTGTTGATGCAAGTGTAATAGAAGTCCCTGATCCTCCAGTACCTGCAGTGTCGTCTAATAAAGCTCCATTTAAGTTTGTAGTAAGTCCAGATGCTCCTCCGTAAGATGCCGTACCAAATCCAAAACCAAATGTCTGCCCAATAGGACCCACTTTAACATATCTGTTTATAGTGCATGCACCTGACGCTGCAACAGTAACTCCGGCATTAGTTGCCATGGTTATTGTAAATGTATTAATTGTTGAACTAATTACTTCAAAAGTTTGGTTTGTAAAATTTGCTGCAGTGTACCCTGCACCTACGGGTTCGGTTACATTTGTAAAAGTAAAGTAGTCTCCTGCAATCATTTTATGATTATTTAAGTTTACGGTGACCGTTGGCGAGGTGTCTGTAGTATCAAACGTTCCTCCCGTTTGCGCTGTCTCTAATGGAGTAATATCATAATACGCTCCTCCATAATAAATATATAATCCTCTTTGAGATCCAAGTGCTATATATCTATTGCCATCTAAATCTGACCACTGATGCTGTGCTCTTACAACACCGGCTAAGGTATCTGAAGTAATGGAAGACCATCCTCCTACTTTTTCAGGGAACCCGTAACGGAATCTTACAAAATCTCCATCTACATATTGCCCTTCAGCGGCAGTATCTGTAATTTGTTTGTTAAATCCTGGTCTTATATTAATTAAGTTTAAAGCCATAAAAAGATTATACACTAATACCTTATTCCTATAAAGATTAGGCTATTTTGGTGTCCTGCTATACTAGTGATACTAAAAAGGAAGAGCTCTGAAATTAAAACTAATACCAAATTTTGTATTAGGAAAGCTATGCTGTTTAGCCCCATGGCTTAAAAAAGAAGAAAATAAAGCAAAACCACCTGGTTCCGGTTTTACGCTTATATCTATTTCATCAAAATCTAAAGTTTGTTCATGGTTATTTAAATATATAACTCCCGACCATTCATTCCCCCTATGATCGTGCCTAACAGTTTCAGCTCCCTTAGAAGATTGAAAACCCCATGCATCTGATAATGTATATTTTGTAAAAGAAGTATGTCTATCTACATACTGTATCATAGGCTTTAGTATATTTAAAAACTCTTTGTCATTTATAAGATAATCAAAACTAGTCATTTTATCTTTTACATTAGTTTTGTAGTTTAAATTACCATCAGCTTTAAAACCTTTTTTAATTTTACTTATTAAAGATTTACAATTAATATCTACTTTTCCATGTAGGAAAATAAAATCTAAATTAACTTTTCTTTGTATGTGTTTATTTATTATCATACATATTTTTACAGGTTTATTGAACCACCCATGTCTTCAATTCCCCAAGTAGGGGGATGGCTCCATGATGATAATGTATATTTAGTTCCCTTTTCCAAAGGAGTAGATTCATGTGGATGGGTTACTGTTGATGGCCAAATCATACTCCAACCTTTTGGAATGTCTTTATTATCAAAGTTCTGCCTTGGAAATTTTAATAAGCTGCCTTTATAATTATCATTTAATTTTACATTTAAAGTAAACTCACTTGTATCGTTATGAAGTTTAACAAATTGTCCTGGTCTAGAATATCTAATTATCATAGGAGAAAACCAACTTTTTACAGTTTCAGGTTTAAAATGTTTTTCTATAGTTGGATTTATAAATGTTTGATAATGACTACAAAAATTTTCAAACAAAAAATAATTTATTTTACTAAGAAATAAAGTATCCCAGGGGTGTTCTTGTGTTCTTGAATTTTTATTGTAATAAACAATGTATGGAGTAAATTTTTCACTGTAAAATTTTGAAATGTTTATTAATTCATCACAAAACTCTTCCGTGTAAAAAGGTGTAATAATAATATCTTTTATAATATTTATTTTTTTACCACAATCTTTATGAATTATTTTTTTATAATCTATTATCATTTTTTATTTCTATGTTCCAATTTAAATTTTTAATAATTTCCTCAACATTTATAATCTTTATATTTTTATCTTTTATATACTTATGTAACTCTTCTATATCTATAAGTAAATATTTATTTTTTATTTTAAACACCATTTTATCAGCTTTTGTATTAAAATGGCTTTTTTTACCCACACCTTCTTTAAAAGAATTTAAATTTCTAGTATCAAATTTTAATACTTGATTACTTTTGTTTTTTATAATTCCAGAAACATCCCATATTTCTTTTTCTTTTTCTTTTTTTGTTGCGTACGATACACTGGTAAGGTGTTTTTCAATAAATTCTTTATCCATTATTTAAAAGTAAAAACTATTGCAACTTTTATATCTTTTTTAGGGTATGTATTATAATAGGCATAATTATCAAAGTATAAACCTCTATATTTTTTAGGAGGTATTTCTTTAAACTTTTTACCTTTTGCTTCTAAAACTGTTTTAGCTTCAGGGTTATTTGTGCAATATACTAATAAAGATTTATGTTCCATATAAGTAGCTGTTTTTTCAGAACCCGTATTAAATGATAAATCAACATTACATCTTAGAACTCTTGTACAAGAGATTTTATGTTTTTCAACAAAGTCATTTAATATTTCTAATAAATATTTTGTTTCTACAGAATTTATAACTGGGTAACCAACGTTATTGTTCTCATGTTTCAATAGTGCTATATGACTCATATGATAATGATTTTCATTATCCACAGAATTTTGTTTAATATAGTATGGGTAATCTATTCCTAATATACGCTCATCTATATATTTTTTATTTTTATCAGACATAAAATTGTCATCTATTATTACTTTATTCATAATTTAACCAACCTGTAAGTATATATTTATTTTGTTTCTCTGAAATAACCCCTCTATGCGTGTGTGTCCAATCAGAGGGCCAACATAAAGTTAACCCTTTCTCAGCGTTTATTTTTAATTTTTGATGATAAAACTCAGTCCCCCCTTCTTTAACATCATTTAAATAGGTCATAAAAACCATAACTCTAGTTGTTTTTTCTAGTGTTAATCTTTCTGCATGCCAAGCTTTAAAACCTTCTCCTGGTTTATAGTGTTGAAAATTAATTCCCTCTGTATCTCCAATAGGACTATTTAAATTAAAATAGTTATATTTTTTTGAATAATTTATTAGACCTTCGTTTAAAAAAGATATGTATTTTTTATATAAATTAAAAGCCGAAACAACTGTAAACTGTTTATCAGAAGATTTCTTATAACTATCATCTATTATTGGAAGACCTTCTTTGGATAAGCATCCCCCAGCGTAGTTTAAATCTTTATTTTCTATACTCCATTTTAGAACATCATCACAAAACTTTTTAGGTATATACCAACCATATATAAAACTACTATGAGGAATTTTTTTTAGTTTCATCTGATTACGTCAAAATCAATATTTAAAGTTTGTCTTACACCTTTTATTTGAGGGTAAGCTCCATGCCAAATCCAAGAAGGAAATATAAAAAAATCATTTGTTTTAGGATAAACAGAATTAAATAATAGTAAATTTTCTCTTTTATTTAAGAAATAATAAAATTCTCCCATATCCTTTAGTTTTTCATCCTTTGGATTTTTTGGTGGTGCACTTAAATACATAACGGTGGATATAATATTTTTTGGTTTTTCAGTATGTCTATGAACAGCATGAAAACTATTTGTATCACCAATAACAGTCCAAGCATTATTTAAAGAAATAGCAGGGTCCTCTCCATTTCTTTTTTCAAATTCTTCAGTAATTTTTTTAGCGCAATTTTCTAATATAAATTGAAAACTTTCCTCTTGTTGAAAGGCAGGCTTTAAATCATATTGTTTTGATTTTATACCTCTCGTACTTAAATATTTTAAATCTTGTTTAGGTAAACCCTTAATCCAATCATTAACCACTTTTTTAGTTTTAGATACTTCTTTTATAGAACTTTGAATAAGCCAGTCTTCGTAAAATCTCATATTAATTTACTCCTAATGATTTCTTATAATTATTAAATCTATTTTTAAATTTACTTTTTATACATCTTTTTTCAACCATAGAACTATGTTTTAGTTTCTTATCCATCATTTTCATTTCTAAGTCGAAATCTTCTCTTTTAAAGGGGACATAAACAGCTAAAGGTGTTCCTTTTTTTATTATATACTCACCCTCTTTCATTATACAAACTTGTTGATTAATTGTATGATATATATCTGAATGCACGATGCCCGGCAATACTTCAAAAAAAGAATTGTAAGAATAGGTCATAGGCATTTGATATAAGCTATATCCTTTTTCAGTTTTTACATTCCAAGGACATACTGTCTTTAGTATAAATTTAATCTTTTCTTGTATATGTGTTGGTGTATGTTCTAAAAATTGTTCATGGCTATGCATCTCAAATGTAAACTGTATATCTGGTGTTTTCCATTGGAACTCTATTCCTCCCTCTTTTGTATTTTTTACATTTAAATATAAATCGCACCACATATTAACAACATATCCTTTTTTAAAAAAGTCTATGAAACTAGGACATCTTTTAATTGTACTTGATGTTAGGTCTAAGTTTGATTTCATGGATTTAAACCAATCAGGGACATGACTAATTAAAGGAACTATCGGCGAAGATTCTATTAAGCCTTCTACCTCTGTAAAAAACGTTACTTTCGGATTATTTTTTTTAGTTAAACCAAACATTATTTAACTTTTAATGCCCTATGTGCAGGTAAGCCTATGTGTAATCTATTATCATATGCCTTTTTATTATTTTCTTTTAATTGTGTTGCTGTATTATAGTGTAAAAATAATTGAACACAGTCATTTTCTACATAAGGTTCTCTCCAATGTGGTAAACTTCCATCATAAATTAATAAATCTCCAATTTTTAAATCAAACCTTTTACCTTCAACAAATATTGGCCAACAACTGCCGCCAACTGGTAAGGTAACAGAAAGCAAACAAGCATCTCTATCTGTATGTTTTTTTAATTCATTACCTCTTTTGTAAAAACGTACGTAGCTATAATTTTCTACAACTCTTCCCATATTAACTTTTTCTTCAACTATACTTCTTACCTTTGTTAACATAGTTTCACCAACTATATCCGCATACATAGAATAATCAGTTCCCGGAACCATTCCATCTTCTGTTTGTCCAAATAAGTGTTCAAGATAAGGAGGTATTATTTTTTCTTTTAGTAGAGTTTTATGAACGTTTTTTTTTAAGGTAAAATACGAATGTACAAAATCTAAAACATCTTTTGAAATAGCATTTTTTATTAGTTTATATTTAAATTTTTTTTTCATTATTTAAATGGATATCCTAAATTCCAACCTACTAAAGCATTTCTTTTCCCCTCTGTAACAGGAGCTACTCTATGTTTAACGAAAGAAGGAAAAAAAATTATTGTACCTTTTTCTTTTAATTCTTTACATTCTACTATTTTATTTTCTGGAACATTTAAAAATTCAAAATAAAACTCTCCCCCTTTAAAATCTTTTGGGTCAGATAAATTTATACTAAAAGATAGTTTTCTATACTTACCATGAACTGAAGGATTATTTGGTGCGTTCCAAGTTTTAGATAAATTATCTAAGTGCCAATCATAGTGTTGGTTTTTTTTATAACTTGTAAATTGTAAATCTTCATAATCACTTAAATCAAAATTCCAGTCTGCCATTTTGTTGGCTTCTTCCATATAAGGTTGTATTGAATCATATATCCATTGGTCATTTAACCAACAAATTTCTGAGTCTCTAAGTTTTTTATTTATGGTAAAATTTATTTCTTTAGATTGTTTATCTGAGTTATCGACTGTAGCTTTTTTTATTTTATTTTTTTTAGCCAAATCTTTAACTGATTGACAAAAACGGTCATCAAAAGCGTTTTTAAAATAATAATAATAGTGATTTAAATACATTGTATATACTTATTTCTTTAAGTATATATACTTATTTATCTAAATAATCAATAGTTATTCCCAAACAGAAGTGCTTGGATTCCAAGTAATTTTATCTAAATTAATATTGAAAGCGTACCATTTTTGATCTACTTCGTTCCAAAAAGGTGCGCATATGTAATCAGGTACCAAAGGGTCTATATAATTATCTGGTTTAGGTACTGGAGCTTCCCATTGGAAATTACTATTTAAAGACCAACTTGGAAAAATGTTTACTAATATAAACACATCATTAATTGTATCATAGTAACCACCTACTTCAGCTGGATTTACTCTAAACGAACCGTCTAAGAAAAATTGTTTTATACTAAGACTATCATCTTTTAGTAAATTTGTTTTTACCCAATTTTCTGATTCCGTTGTTACATCTCCACCGTTGTTATCAACATCTGCTTGATCTACTACAAATACGTCAGTTACGTTATTGTCTGAGTCTAGTTTTGCAAAAGAAGCTATCATAGTTTTTCTAATCTATTGTTAAATTACCGCTTACATTAAAAACAGCTACATTATCATCACCATCAACTCCAATGGTATTTGAACCTGGTGCTACTGTTCCACTTAATGAATTAGCAAATCTTAAAATTACTCTCCCACTTCCGCCGCTGCCGCCGCCGCCTAGTCTATTGCCGCCGCCACCGCCACCATAAGTAGCTGTTCCCGGTGATGCCCCCGAATTTAACATTCCTGGTCCACCGCCTCCGTCTCCACCATTACCTCTTACTGCTCCCATATATGAGTGAGAGCCTCCTCCGCCACCACCACCAAAAGTTTGTGATGATCCATTAATACTTGTTGCACTTCCCTGTCCTCCAGGACCTGCTGCATGAGTCATACTATTTTGTCCAACATTTCCAGTTGGTCCTCCGCCGCCACCGCCTGCAGAAGCGTCAGAATTGGCCGAAGGAGAATTTCCTCCATTAGCACCTTGGTTACCTGTACCGCCAGAATTTCCTGCGTTTCCTCCACCGCCTCCACCGCCAGCACCTCCTGGTGAACCATTTGCTCTTACTGAGCCTCCAGTTCCTCCAGCTGTACCCGTATAGTTAAAAGAAGGGGATGAAACGTTTGAAGTTCCGCTACCACCACCAACAGTTACTGTAATTGCATCTCCACTTGTTATTTCATCTGCAGAGCCTCCAGGGAAATTTGTTGTGATTCCACCGCCACCGCCAGCTCCGGACGATTGACCTGCAGTTCCACCACCGCCAGCTAATACCATATAAAATAGTTCAGCTACAGCAGCTCCACCTTTTCTTTGACCAAATCCTCCTGCTGAGGATGCTCCAAATGTTGATATTAAAGGCATGTTATTGTCCTCCTTAGGTTACGCAAACTGTGTTTGTGATGCTAACGCTGTAAACGTTGCGCTTGCGGTTTTAATAATTGTATATGTATAAGCATCTAGTGAACTAGCATTACCTTCAGTGGGGGCTGCTCCGCCTTGCCATTCTGGAGTAACAGTTGATCCATCAATTTGAAATACATTATTGTAATAAGCTGTTCCGCCCTGAGAAACAATATGAGCTATTGTAATTGACTCACCTGTATCCATAATTGAGTCCAATGAATTTGATCCATCGCCTCTAACGTTTAATGTCCAGTTAGCTGATGCATCTGTTGTAAAATTCCACACTGCTTGTGTTAAAACATCATAGTTAACAGTTCCTGTAGCAGCTGTTGCTTCAGTTGTAACTTTTTCAGCTACACTTTGAATTTTTCCTTGACCATTAAAAGTTGCTCTACCAATACCTTTTGGTGTTAAATTTAAATCAATATTAGTATCACCACCCGTTGAAGATATTTCAGGTGCATTACCTGTAGCTGCATTTGTAACTGTAAATTCATTTACTGCTGAAGCCGTAGCTGTTAATAAAAATAATTCAGCTCCGTTAGTGTCTAAAATTGAAGTTACAATTTTAGGAGCGGTTAAAGTTTTATTTGTTAAAGTCTGTGTTCCAGTAAGAGTTACATCTCCAGTTGTTGTTGAGAATCCTGTGTCATAAATACCTGTGTTAGTTGCAACACCATCTGCATACAATATTTTCCAACCTTTATCATCTGTAGCCCAAGTAACCGTAGCCCCTGAACCTGAAACTGCTTTTAATTCAACAGTGTATGCACCTGTAGTTGCATTTTGAATAATGTAAAAATTTTCCATCAAAACCGGTAATGTCACCGTTTGATTTCCTGTTATAGCTCCTGTAAGTTTTATAATTCTATTCTGAGCTTTACCTGTTAAACCTCCATCATCAACATCTAAAGGTGTAGTTTGTATACCACCAGCAATATCTACTTCTAGATATCCACCAGTAATTTGTTCAATAAGATTTAAATTTGCGTTAGTTTTATCTCCCCATTGACCAGCGTTTTCGCCAGTTACCATAAGTTCTAAACCGAGATCTGAATAAGCTGATGTCATAAAATTTTATGCTCCTGTTTTTATATATTACAATATTACTATAATTAAGCCGCTAGATCAACAGGTGACCATGTAACAGGTGTACCTACATCTACTTCCGCCCACGCAATTATATTAGGGTTAGCAACTGCTACTGTCAACCCCATGCCTGTAGGAACCACTACAGCACTAGCATTAATAGTTACTGAATTTATTGCACCAGATAAAGGAATCCCATCTACTGAATATTTACTCTCTGGAATAATATCACCCAAAGCGTATGTCATAGATGTTCCAGTAACTTCTACGGTAACATTAGTAAAGGCTTCCTCATCACCTATTGCAATAGCTAAACTACTACCTGTCACATCTACTGGAGTATTAAGATCTACTACAATTTCTGATTGAGCTATAGCTAGAGCCACGCCTGTAGGGGATACGGTTACATCACTGAATGCTTCTTCATCACCAATGAATGTATTAAATTGAATACCTTCTTGGAATACTTCTACGGCAATTTCTATATCTACTGAACCTATTCCTGTATTAATAGTGTGTTCATCTACTTGAATAAATACATTTCCACCTGCTTGAAGATCTACTAAACCTATTCCTGTAGAAAGTCCTGTACCTTGAATAGTTAAACCTTGAATTTGATCTATTGCACCAGATAAAGTTATTCCACTAGGGCTTACAATTACATCAGTAAATGATTCCTCATCACCAATAGTGTAAGATAAAGCAAAACCTTGAACTGCTATAGATACATCAGTTTGAACAGACGGTGCACCAATTGCAGTTTGTGCGGAAACAGATCCTGTTTGTACAGAGTAAGCATCTCCCCATACCATTGATCCCCATAAATTTCTTCCCCAACCTGAACCTATTAAACCTAAGTCATCAATAGTTGCTGCAGTAATTCCTCCTGTAGCAGCTATTCCTGTAATAGCAACACCTATTTCTGTAATAGAAACACCTATCGCTGTAGCTAAAGAAATTCCAGAAACAACTACGTCAGCTGAAGCACCGGCTACTACTCCTGGTAGTATATACGAAGCAGATATTCCTGATACAACTATATCAGCATTTCCCTGTGTAATAGAAGTTCCAATACTTGAATTTAGTTGTTGAC